GTTTCCCAGTCACGATCACAAAGGCAAATACTGATGAATAAAATCGTAAAAATTCAAAGCCCAAGGGGCTTGGGGACACCATTGAGAACTTCACCGAGAAGACAGGAATCAAGAAGGTTGTTGAGAAGGTATCGGGTGGAGGATGCGGCTGTGGGGCCAGAAAAGATACACTGAACCGAATGTTCCCATACGATAAAAAGTAAAGTCGTTATCTTTGCAAGCAAAGCAAAGAAAAATGGCGTATCAAAAATTACAAGCTGGTCAGGCTTTAGCGGTAATCCCGTCAGACACTATATCAATCCCTGATCCATCTGTTCAAGCCCTAACGGGAACTGCTGACTTCAGCGTAGCAGGAACACTAACGGATGTAGGAACAACATTTCTAAGCAGTGGGATAAGTGCCGATGCGATTGTGTACGACACTACAGCATCAATAGCTTACGATGTTACTACTATTACAGACGACCTTAATCTTGCCCTATCCCCTTCAAGTGCTGGAGGTGCTACTGACGCTTATGTTATATACAACGCTCCAACAAACGGATGCGTTCTGTACGTAGGTGTTACTGGTGACGTGAAGGTAAAGACAGCAGCTGGGAATGACGTTGTGTTCACTGGAGTACCAGCAGGAAGCTTTATGCCTGTTCAGGTTACGCAGGTGTTCGCTACGGGAACTACAGCAACCAACATAGTCGCTCTCTGGTGATAGCCATAGCAAACAGCAATATCATAGGAGGTCTCTCTGCTAACCTAAGTGGTGGTGGTGCGGTGCTTCCATTTTCTATAGTTGTTGACACATCTAAATCAGCAGGTGATGGGTTTTCATTACCTATTGATAACGATCCTGCACAAGATGGCACGATTGATTGGGGAGACAGTTCAAGTTCTGATTTGTCTTATGCTAACCGAGCGCATACCTATGCTTCGGGAGGAATTTATACCATTACTATTACAGGTAATGTATTAAAGGGATTTAATTTTGGAGGTTCAGGAGACTATCTTAAAATAACAGACATTTCTCAGTGGGGAATATTAGATATTACTTCTGGGAGTAACGCCTTTAAAGACTGTGCTAACCTAACAATAACAGCCACAGATTATCCGAAAATATCAGCAACTACATTCTATCGAATGTTTTACAATTGCGATTTAATAACTACGCCAGATTTTAGTAGTTGGGATACAAGTACGGTTACTAATATGCAAGAAGTGTTTAGAAACTCACTTCGATTTAACGGTAGTTTAGCAGGATGGGTAACATCTAACACTACTACTATAAGAGGAATCTTTACCTCTGCGGTTGCGTTTAACCAAGATCTTTCAAGTTGGGATGTTTCTGGGGTAGACAGTATGTATGAGGCATTTAAAGACGCTGACGGTTTTAACTCAAGTGTAGCTGGATGGGCTTTTAAGTCAGGTGTTAGTTTATACGCAGCTTTTCAAAATGCTGAAGGTTTCACAGGTATAGGAGTGGATTCTTGGGATACAAGTAATGTCACCAATACAAACAGAGTATTTAATAGTGCTGATAGTTTTAACGGTGATATTAGTTCGTGGAACACAAGTAATTTTACAGATATTCAATATATGTTAAACCAGTGCGATGATTTTAGAGGTAGTCTTGCAGGGTGGGATATTACAGGCCCTATGACAAATATGAATACGTTTATGAATGGCGCAACTGGAATGTCTACTGCTAATTATGATGCCACTCTTATTGCTTGGGATGCTCAAGGAACCGTTGGTTATTCAGGAACTGTAAACTTCGGAGGGTCTAAATACACAGGTGGTGGTGCAGCAGCAGCAGCAAGAGCATCTTTGGTTACAAAGTTTGGTGCTATTACAGATGGTGGAATCGCTTAAAACAAAGACAATGAACGAAATAAAATACCCATCAGTTACTACTTATTACATCTGTTTTGACAATGAAAGGACAGAGGTAAAAACCTATGGTTGGGTAGAGCCTAATCAAGTATTTGATACTATTTGGATATTTGATGAATTTACAAATGAGGCTCAATGGATAGCTGAGTTGTTAGTTTGGGGCATTGTACCCGACATAGATGAACAAGGTAACTTGATATTATGAGCCTACTAAGGGACGCAAACAACAACTTGAGTAGTAAAAGGATAGCAGGTTATGTTGTCCTGTCGGTTGTCTTGTGTGCGTTTGTAGTTGATTTGTTTGAAAAATTAGAGATAAATGAAAGTGTAGCTAACACATTAGTAATGTCTGCCGCTGCTCTTTTAGGATTAGGGACTTTTGAAAAGAAACACTAATGGAAAGGTTGGCAAGCATACTGTTTCCTCCCCAGACAAAGAGCGATATATTACTATACATGGTTGACGGGTTTGGATTGATATTATCCGCGTTTTGGATAACAGGAATAAAGGAGACATTGAGTATATACGTTTTAGCTATAACCGCTATATCGTTAACCATTACGGTAGGCGTGAAGGTCTATAACCTTTTCAATTCAAATGACGAGAACAAGGAGGTCTGAGTGTTGAGTAGAATATCACTACCTTTGTTCTTGAAACGATAAGACATGGCAACAATACAAGCAACACTTAACATCACAAGCTCTGACGCAACGTCTGAGGCGTTGGCTATTTCACAAACAGACGCTATTACAGTAACAAATCCTGTCATCAATACAGGTCGTGAGTCTGTAGATACGGTTGCGGCTACTGTTATCATTCCAGCTGCAAAGGCTGCAATAACCTATTTGTACATCAAAAACACTGACGGAGCAAACGTCATTACACTGAGGACTGGAGCCTCTGTTGCTTACGCTGACTTAGGCGCAGGCGAGTGGGGATTCTTCCCAATTAAGGCTACTGTAGGGTGTGAGGTAATAGCATCAGGAGGCCCTGTTGTTGTTGAGTACGGTTATTGGACACAGTAGTGAGGCTTGATGGTGGGCATAAGATACTGCTCGTCATCATATTCTTTCTATGCGTAGTACTAATTGCATCATCACTCCGAATTGAACGACTTAGCAAATCATCTCATAAAGACGTACCTCCCCTACCTGCTGGCATTCCTTCTTGGGGTGATAATAGCTTGGAGGGGATGCGGAGGTACAAGCGGAAAGCCCGTAACCACAGTTATTGAGAAGCCAGTTCCAACCATCGAGTATGTTGACAGATGGCGCACAGACACCGTTAGATTCGTTTCTAAGGAGTTTGTCACTATAAGGGACACAATCACATCAGAGCTAATAGTTAATCGGTACGATACGCTCTTTTTAGTTGACACCGTTAGCATCGTTGAGGCGTGGCTTACTGAGATAGCTAAGTACGACACAGCGATAGACCATAAGTCAGCTACGGTATCTCTGTCTTGGCAGAACTACCAGAACAGGTCTGAGAACCTAATGGTTACGTACACGCCTAAGAGGGTTCCATTAAGATGGGCGTTGGGGGTACATGGGAATGCAGGACTTATATCAGACTTCAGGACAAGCTACGTGCCTTTAATGGGGCTTGGCATACAGGCGACTGTAAAAAAGACGTACTTTAGCGCTGACTACGGATTCAACGGTCAACATTACGTTGGAATACGAGTCGGAAGAAATATCGTAAATTTGTAATCAAATGAAATTAGAAACAACAGAGTTAGAGCAGATACAGGCTGCAAGAGAGAAGTTCAATCAGGCAAAGATAATGCTTGGAGATATTGAGCTTAACAAGCAGGTAGTGCTTAGTGAGATTGACGTTATCAAGGAAGAGTTTAAAGTCCTTGAGGATGCCCTCATTGAGAAGTATGGCGCTGACTCAACAATCAACATGACAAATGGTGAAGTTACTACGAAGGATAATCAACCTCTTCAAAAAGTGTAAAATGGCAAAAATAAACAACACAACATCCTACCCTACGGCAACCCCTACTAATACCACTATGCTTATAGGGTCTGACGATGTTGGGGGAGGCACAAAAAACTACAAGGTAAGCGACTTGTCCTCTTTCCTTAATTTGAACACCACTCTTGCTACGCTTACTGTAACAGGTATTGCCACAATTTTCGACACCCTTACACTTAGTAAGGCAACAGGAACAGGCCTTGATGTTACTGCTTCTATATCTGTGGGGAGTCAGCTGACGGCAGGCACAAGTACGGTGAGTCAAACAGCAGTTACGGCTGATGGGTTTCAGACGAACAATTCATCATTCACAGCTTCATCTTCAGCGGTATCAACTTCTTTTGGAACTACGTTTACTACTTTTGACGCTACTATTACAACTTGCAAAATAACAGGGTCAGCCCCAGCCTCGGCAGGTGCAGCTGGAACGACAGGGACTATTGTAACTGACGCTGACTACATCTATGTATGCACCGCTACAAATACGTGGAAGCGTGTAGCAATCGCTACTTGGCCTTAATGGACATCCGTAAGATTTCAGTAGGGGCGAACTACAAGGACGCCATGCACTACATTATCGGACAGACGGTAATAGGTGGTGAGTATGAGATACACCTTATCAAGTTTCATGACGAGATAGATTCATTTAGAATCTGGATATCAAACGGAGAGGAGATAATGCTGTGGAAGGAATTTAAAGACATGCCAATTTCAATCGAGTACAACATAAACTTCTAAAATGAAATCCCCATACATGTTCATCGTTCGTCCACAAGAGGGCAAGCGATACGCGAACATCAACGATGGGCTTATAGTAAGCACATCTCAAGAAGACCACAGGTTCTCCAACAGAATCGCTGAGGTGGTTGAGTTACCAATAAACTATGACGGGCCAATAGAAAAAGGAGACCTACTCCTTGTCCACCACAACGTCTTCAAGTTCTACTACGACATGAAGGGCAGGCAGAAAAGCGGAAGGAGCTTTTTAAAAGACGACCTATTCTTGGTTGACTCTATGCAGTTCTTTATGTACAAAAAGGGTGATGAGTGGAAGACTCACGACAAATACTGCTTCATAAAACCAGCCCCAGTAAAAGACTCTTTCATCAAGAAGAGAGGAAGTGAGGAGCCGTTAATCGGTACGATACGATACATCAACAAAGAGCTTGAGAGCTTTGGGTTAAAGGAGGGTGATGAGGTATCATTCAAGCCTGAGAGTGAGTATGAGTTTACGGTGGATGGAGAAAGACTGTATCGGATGTTTACTGATAATATAACTCTATCGTTGTGATATATTTCGCTGACGACTTCCTTAGTAAGCAGTGGTATGAAGCTACAACCGAGGAGCTTTCTTCAAACGAGTTTGAGGAGGTTGTGGTGGGTGATAAAGCGTTTTACGTTCAAACACCTTCTGTGGCATTCAACGAGATTGTTAGCTCTAAGATATCGCTTCTTGAAGGCTCACCGATTAGAAACATACTAAGCTTTTTTAGAGTATCTACTGATGTTTTAGATACTGATTGGAGAATACACTGTGACCAAAAGATTAATGGAGAGCAACCAGACAGGGCTATTGTATTGTTTATGTCTCCATCAAAATCGGAGAATGAATTAAACGGAACGGCTTTTTGGAAGCACGAATCTTATGGATACACGCTTCCTTCTTCAAGCAACGAAGAGTTTGACAGGATGCTGGTTGAGGACGCAAATAATAAAGATAAGTGGGAACTGAATACGGTTATAGGCCACAAAGAGAATAGATTGATATCCTATCCATCGTCATACTTCCATAGCAAGTACCCTAATCAAAGCTGGGAGGATGGTAGGGTTGTTTTTGTAATGTTTTATAGTTATGGCGAATAAGAAGGAATGGAATAGGAGTAGCAGAGAAGAGTTCTCAGATGTTCAAAGAAGGATGACCGAGAAGACTCATGGAAGCAAGAAATACAATCGAAAAAAAGATGGATTCAAGAAGCATAAAGGAGGAGATTATCAAAGCTGGGAGGATAGCGGTGAATCAACTTGTAAAGGTTGCTAAGGAGGAGATAATAAAGCCCGACCCAGAGGATGAGCTTGCTGCCGATAGGTTGAAGAATGCTGCTGCCACAAAGAAGCTCGCTATCTTTGATGCGTTTGAGATAATGAAACGTATTGAGGAGGAGGAGGAGAAGCTTAACGCTCCTCAAGAGAAAGAAGAAAAGAAGTCAAGTGGAGGATTCGCAGAGAGAAGGTCAAGAAAGTAGGATACACGAGGTTTTAAAAAACCACGTCCCTTTAGGTGTTCTTTCTAAAAAGAACAAGGCAAAGACGTGGAAGTATGGGTATGACGAAAAGTACGATATGGTTGTCATATCAAAGGACGGAACAGTAGGTGACGTCTACCTAATTGAAGGTCTTAGAGTCGCACTACCGTCTACTCCTAAGAAAGTATATTCAAGAAGTAAAAAACACTCTGAGCAATACTGGGAGGCAGAAGAGTACCCAAAAGAACTCAAGAGGATACAGAGTATATTCCAGTGGAATGAGATGCCATCAGACTTTAAGAACAAGTGGGTTGACTATGTGGAGAGCGAGTTTGATAGAAGGGATGACGGACACTGGTTCTATAACAACGGAAAGCCAACATACATAACAGGATCTCACTACAACTACCTACAGTGGACAAAGATTGACGTAGGACACCCTGACTTTAGAGAAGCAAACAGAATATTCTACATATTCTGGGAGGCATGCAAGGCAGATAATCGTTCCTTCGGGATGTCGTACCTAAAGATTAGACGATCAGGGTTCTCGTTTATGGGGTCTTCTGAGGCTGTCAATACAGCAACGCTTGCAAAAGACTCAAGGGTTGGGATACTCTCAAAGACTGGGGCTGATGCAAAGAAGATGTTTACGGATAAGGTTGTGCCTATAAATAGCAACTTCCCGTTCTTTTTCAAGCCTATTATGGACGGTATGGACAGACCAAAGACTGAGCTGTCGTATAGGGTTCCTGCCTCTAAGATTACAAAGAACAATATGCACAACGTAGAGGAGGATGTGCTTGAGGGTCTTGACACAACTATTGACTGGAAGAACACAGCCGACAACAGCTACGATGGTGAAAAGCTTTTGTTACTAATTCACGATGAGAGTGGTAAGTGGGAGAGACCAGAGAACATACTCAACAACTGGAGGGTAACCAAGACGTGCCTTAGACTCGGTAGTAAGATTATCGGTAAGTGTATGATGGGTTCAACCTGTAACGCACTTAACAAGGGTGGTAACAACTTCAAAAAGCTATACAACGACTCAGACAGCTCCACCCGAAACTCAAACGGTCAGACTAAGAGTGGAATGTACAAGCTATTCATTCCTATGGAGTGGAACATGGAGGGTTTTATAGACAGGTATGGAATGCCTGTGCTTAGAACTCCAAGTAAGCCTATTGAGGGCGTGGATGGAGAGATGATAAGTATGGGTGCTATTGACTACTGGGAGAACGAGGTGCAGTCACTTAAGGGTGATGCTGATGCATTAAACGAGTTCTACAGGCAGTTCCCAAGAAGTGAGTCACATGCGTTTAGGGATGAGAGCAAGCAGTCGCTGTTTAATCTTACCAAGATATACCAGCAGATTGACTACAACGACAACATGATTAAGTCCCATCACATAACCAAGGGACGCTTCCATTGGGAGAACGGCATTAAGGACACTAAGGTTATATGGACACCAGATAAGAACGGGAGGTTTGTTGTGTCTTGGATACCACCAGCAGGGCTTCAGAACAGGTATGAGATGCGTAATGGCAGGAAGTACCCTGCCAACGAGCATATAGGATCGTTTGGGTGTGACTCATACGATATATCAGGAACAGTAGGTGGCGGTGGTTCAAACGGTGCGCTTCATGGTCTGACCAAGTTCAACATGGATGACGCTCCAAGTAATGAGTTCTTTTTACAGTACGTGGCAAGACCTCAGACGGCTGAGATATTCTTTGAGGAGGTTCTTATGGCCCTTGTGTTTTATGGCATGCCAATACTATGCGAGAACAACAAGCCAAGGCTGTTGTATCATCTAAAGAACAGGGGTTATCGTGGGTACTCAATGAACAGACCTGATAAGGTGGCGATGAAGCTGTCAAAAACAGAAAAGGAGCTTGGCGGAATACCTAACACGAGTGAGGATGTTAAGCAGTCTCACGCAGCAGCCATTGAGTCGTATATTGAGAAGTATGTAGGCATGGATATGGAGGGTGTGTTTAGAGACCCTGACGACATGGGGTCAATGCCCTTTAATAGAACCCTTGAGGACTGGGCAAGGTTTGATATAAATGCCCGAACAAAGTTTGATGCATCTATCAGTTCAGGGCTTGCAATTATGGCAAATCAGAAGAACCTATATACCCCACAAAAAGAACAGTCGAAAATAAGCATTAACTTTGCAAGATACAGTAATTCTGGCTCAATCAGTCAATTAAAGCGTTAGATGGACGAAGTAACAGTAAATGTTTCCGCTGCAGGGTTCCCTGACCAGTTTGCAACCGACAAGGAAAAGGAGAGTTTAAGTTACGGCCTACAAGTCGGACAAGCTATACAATACGAGTGGTTTAGGAAGGATGGTAGTGGGTGTAGGTACTACAGTCAATGGCAGCAATTTAACAAGCTGCGATTGTATGCCAGAGGTGAGCAGTCAGTAGCAAAGTACAAAAATGAACTTGCTGTAGATGGAGACCTTTCCTACTTAAACCTTGACTGGACTCCAGTTCCTATACTGCCTAAGTTTGTTGATATCGTTGTAAACGGTATGTCCGATAGACTGTTTAAGGTAAGGGCCTATTCGCAGGACGCTATGTCTGCCTCTAAAAGAAACCAGTTTCAAGAAAACGTGGAGACTCAGATGGCTGGCAAAGATGTGTTTAACTTGGTTCAGCAGGAGTTTGGGGTTGACCCATTCACAATGAATCCAAATGACATCCCTGACAATGACGAGGAGTTGTCTGTATATATGCAGCTTAATTACAAGCCAGCGATTGAGATTGCTGAAGAGGTAGCTATTAACACCATACTTGAAGAGAACACGTATCAAGACACTCGGAAGAGGCTTGATTATGATCAGATGGTATTAGGTATATCAGTGGCAAAGCACGAGTTCCAAAAGGGAGGAGGTGTTGTTGTTGATTATGTAGACCCTGCTAATGTTGTTTACAGCTACACTGAAGACCCATATGGATCGTGACTGGGAAAC